TAGGTATCTACTGCGCCACTGAAAACATTGACTGACTTCTCAAATGATTCACGGACAGCAACGGGTGCATCCTGAACTGCCGAGACAAGGGCAACCAATTGTTCCTCACTTAAGTCATCAACTACCAGAGCGTCAAAGACTTGGGTTGCTTCTTCAGCGGTGATGGTAGCCAACGCTTCAGGGTTGGTGGCTAAAGCCACAGCCACTTCAGGACTTACGACAGGGGGCACAGCCACTGGTGGTAGCGTTGTCGTCGTTGTTGTAGTGGAGGTAGTAGATGTACTTGTTGAAGTTGTTGGCATGGGTACCGTTGTCGTGGTTAGCACAGGCAATGGAGCAACAGTTGTTTGAGGAATGGGAACAGTAGATGTGGTGGTTGTTGGCAACTCTGTGGTTGTTGTGGGCGTTACTGTTGTGGTGGTGGTAGACGATGTGGTTGTTGTCGTTGGGCGTACCGTGGTTGTTGTTGGTGGCAGCGTTGTTGTGGTCGTTGGTGCAAGGGTTGTAGATGTCGTACTAGTCGTAGATGTAGTGCTAGTTGTAGATGTCGTGCTGGTTGTAGTAGTCGTAGATGTTGTGGTGGTACTGGTCGTAGAGGTGGTAGAAGTAGAGGTCGTGCTAGTAGACGAAGTGGTAGTAGTCGGCTCCTCAGTAGTAGAGGTGGTATTCGCTGGTTCCCCATTGAAACTCAACTCATACCGTTCATTCCAGCCGTTACCTCCACGCCAAATATCTGGTTGCCAACAGCAAGTACCCGCCCGCAGACGGTACCGACCAGGCTGTACCTCTCTGGAGATGTATGACTGTAAACCGAAATGGTCGTCAACGCTGACAAGTAAAACACCTTGCTCGTCGTATAGCCACAGTTGAGGGTCAGACGGATGCCCGTCAACCATGTATGTCCGTGCCTCAAACTGTGTCGGCTCGGTATATTCAAACCAGTAATCAGTGATACCAGTGATGATTGGATTTTCTGCACTAGCACTAGAGGCTAGGAACAGTATGGAAAGTACAACCCCTATCAGGGCGTAACGGCTACGCCTTTTTGCCGAAGGCTGCTGCAACTTCTTCTTTAGTTAACTTGCCATCTTCAGACCATGAACGAAGCAACGCTTCAGTTACTTTACCTGCGGCTACTACACCTGCGATGGCTGCTGATTTCCAGAGTTCAACTCCGAAGATTGCGCCACCTGCTACGGCTGCGAGTGCGGATGAGCCGAATACCCCAAAGATTCGGAGGACGAGTGTTTGTATTGTAATCATGGTGGGTATCTTAGCCTAGTATTTGATGATGTAGTTGACGGAAACGAATGGCTGGTAGTAATCAACGCCTGAACCTTTAGTGGCGGTAGCACCAGAAATTGTATGACCATGTGCCCCGTCTTGACCAATAATATGGAAGTGGTCTGCTGCAGTTGATGTATTTGAGGAAACGAAGGCTAGAACCACATCGTCTGTTTGGTCTGCAGCATTAAATACTGTTCTTTGTGAAACGGTTGTCTGGTTGTAGGTATGGTTATGTTCTCCACCATAATTTGTTCCACCACTATGACCGTGAGTGCCGACAGCGTCCGCAGCCAAAGTTCCAGCACTATGGGCGTGAGAAGGTAGTTGTGTTTCACCAATAGTATTAGACCCGCCCGACCCAAGCAATGTACTGCCTGTGCCAGAACCAGTTTTACCCATAGGGAATTTACCCCGAAGGTTTGGAGTTGTTGCCCCAACAAGTGCAGCCAACGCTGTGTATCCAGAGGTGCTTGTGCCGTCACACATCAACCAACCATTAGGTGCAGTATCACCAGCGTAAGCGCTGATGGTTCCTACAGGAACAAGATAAGTAACCAATGCTGCAGCAAGGTCGCCAAGAACAATGGAGTTAGACAAAGACAATTTGCTATAAGCGATATTAGCAGAAGCATTGACATCAACATTCATGATGGCACCATCAGCAATTTTGCCTGTAGTAATAGCAGATTCAGCAATGCCGTCACTACCAACTTGACCCCATTGTGGCAAACCACTGTTAACTCTTAAGACATGAGACGCTGTACCGATAGGGAGTTCAGTGAAGGTTCCTGGCGTACCAGAACCTTGATACACAACAGAACCAGCATTGGCGTACTTAGACACCAACTCGTTTGCATGGTTGGCTTCAATAGAGGTGAACACAGGATAAATAACAGAACCTACGGCATGGTCTTGGTCGGTAGTGTTATCCACCCCACGACCCAACACATCTTCACCCCATACAGAAGTGTCAGCAGGGTTTACGACAGTAAGAAGTGTTGAGGTACTGTACTTAACACAAATCTTTTCTTCCTTAGCAGTGCCAGGTTCAACAACCACAAAAAAAGGAACGCCGTCATTGGGGAAGCCAACCATTGCAACAGAAAGATTTATGCTTTTAACACCCGCAAGAAGTTGAGAACCAAGCGTGTTGGGTACGGCTGCGCCTTTATACGACCTTCTGCTTTTACCATTGACTGCCATAAAACTCCTAGTTTTCTACCGAACGCAAGGTTACTACAAGTGTTCCATCAAATGCCCAACCGTTACCCGTAGAATCCGCAGGTTCCCAGACCGTATCCTCAAGGATGACACTATGAATAGAGGAACCAATCTGAAGGGTGGTGATACGGGGAGACTGAATCAGCCCGTCAAAGAAACTCTGTTCCCCATAAACATCGTAGTAATACTCTTTGCCCCTGACGGTTACTGACTTATGCAAGAGGATAGGGACAGAGAAGACCTGTGAACGGAACGGGGCAGCATAGGCTCTAGCCATCCAACGGGTGAAGGTGGGACCTTCAATAGCGTTTGAAGAAGACCGTTCTAATACAAACTTGAATCCTGCTTCAATTGCTTTAGCGTCGGAACCATTAAAAGAATTTTCGGTGTCGCTAACAGTAGCCCACCGACCAATAGAATCATAATTCCCATCGTCAATTTTCAGGTACGAACTAATAGCACCCACGAGTGGGGTGGAACGGGTATCTACCTTGGCGATGAACTTGCGGTCTGGGATACCCCAACGCCATGTCCCTGTTTCTATTTCTCCTGAAGCAACAAGGTTCGCTGTATCTTCAACGATGACCCCTACACCAGAGATTGTGAAGATGCGTTTCCCGCTGATGGTTGCTACAGATTTAACATCTGATGTGCTGGTATACATGAGGTCTGTCGCATGTGCAGGGGTGTTTGGTGAGATGAATACTGATAGGTCTAGACGACCAAGACCTGTAGAGGTTCCGTCGTAGTTGCTGTATGTGAACCAAACGAATCGGTCTTCTGATGTGAAGTCGTAGACCGCACCAGTGGTGGGGATAAGTGAGCCTGCGACAAGGTTTGATTGTGCATCGGTGCTACAAAAACGAACGCCCTTGTTTGAACCTATAACTATGAATCCTAGGTAGCCGTGGATGGCTGTGACTATTTCACCAACTGGTAGTTCAAGGGACACAACTGGGACATCAAGTGTTCCGTCGGCTTTGATGGTGATTTTGTAGACAAGGCTTTTGTTTCCTGCATGTCCTGCGGCGTATGCAGCGTTTTGTCCTGGTGCTGCGCCTGCCCATCGGAATGTTGTGTCAGGGTTGTCAAAGAAAATAGTATGGCTGCCTGAGCCGAGACCGATTTGGTAGAGGTCTTGGTTTACCGCTGCAAATCCACGACCTTTTGCAAAGCCAAAAGCGTTGTAGGTTTGGTCATCTGTTCCTGATGTTGGATAGAAGAATGTGGCGGTGGTTGAACCTGGTGTTGTGTACCAAATGTCGTTGCTTGTCCACGCAATGAAAACATTCTCTCCGTTGGTTTCCAAACCAGTGATAGCAGTTGTTGGCAATGTGGTAGGCGACCCTGTTGTGATGGCGGTCCAAGTAGGGGTGGCAGCAAAAGGATTACTAGAGAACCTGACAACACCACCATCTGCTACATACAGGTACTGGGTGCCACCTGATTCAACAACACAAGTAAACAAGTTTGTATTAGCAGATACCAAAGACCGCTTAGTGGTGTTCAAAAGACTTAACTGTCCCTTATCCCAAGGGTTCACACCTTTAGATTTATAAAACCGATATGGCGCAGAATCATTCATATCCGCATAGGCTTGCCCCGCACCAGCATGCCAAGAGTCCTGCCCTCTGCGCCACAAACCACCAGGGTTAATAGCCCCCTCACCAGGGCTAGTTGAATCATCCGTAGAGTCACGAACACGCTGTTCATAACCCCGTTGAAACTTTCCTGACTTCTGGTCAATCATGTACGGGCGACCATCAACGGCTACAGGAAAAATACTAGGAACTAAATCCGAGTTTGAACTAATACCAGCGAAATATGGTGGAGTACCGAAATACGGCAGGGTAAATGTAGTTACCGCCATTAGTTAAACCCTGCTAAGGAAAGTGGGGTATTGCCTTGCAAGTCGTGCCGCTTCAGCAGTGATACGGTCACGGCGCATACGGATAATGTTGTTAATAGAACTAGACACTGAACCTGTAGGTACTTCATCTGCACGGCGAGTGTCGCCTTGTGACTCGGTGAAGTTGCGTTTCACTTCACGAGGAGAAACCAAACGAATCTGGGCACCCATCATCAGGATGTCTTCAGCAGTGGTGGGGAAGCCAGCAATGTTTTGCAGGTTCTGTGCTTCAGTAGTTACATTGGTGAACGGTGCTTTATACACCACAATCATGCGTCCAGCACGAACCTGCTCATCAAAACGGATAGCATACCCAGCACTGAAATCATCGTTAGGTAGGTCACGGATGAGGCGACAACGAGTAATCTTTGGGTAGTCAGTAGCGATATAACGCACCGTCACAGAAACAAGGTCAATGATTTTATCTGTAGTTGGCAAGTTAATCATGTTCCAAGTACCGTTGTAGTTCAACTCCAATGATTTGATTTGGTACAGCCCATTCATCGGGCTAGACAAGTCATCTATCTCTGCGTTAATTGCTTCAAGCACTTGTGCCCTAGGGAACTTAGGGTCAACAATAGCCACCGCACCAACAGCATGGGCTGCAGCAGTCGTACCATTCCAGCCCCGTTCAACGGTTGCAGTTTTAGAACCAGGAGATGTTTCCCATACATACATCAGTTCGTTATCTATCTGGATAACACCACCCTGGCGCAAACCAGAAAGTTCATACTGAAAAACAACAGATGTAGATGTAGCAGTCAAGGCACCAACTGTTTTGTTGCGTTCCTCTACCGTGCCAGACATTAACTGGCGCAAGGTGCGGTCTACTACGGTTCCAACTGTGGACATGCAAACTCCTTGTGTTCAGCCAAGGCAATCATAGCCGATAATGAGACAGGTTTGTCTTAAGTCTTTCATCTGCTGGGTTTAACGCCACTGCTTCAGACCCGTGGTGGAACGCTTCGTCGCTGTCACCAAGGTGGTGGCAGGCGATAGCCATAAGGTCGTGTGGTAGCCAACCCCAAGCATCTGCTTCACATAGATAGTCAAGTGGTTTCTCTGTGATTGCTAAAGCCATAGACGCTGTGTTTCTAACTGCCAGCCAGTTGCGTTTCTCGTGGTAGTACATCGCTAAAGCAACCCATGATTCACGACGGGTAGGGTCTTCCGCTATGGCACGGTACAGGTGGTAGTCGGCTACAAGCGGGACCATCTTGGCTAGGTACCTGTGGGATGCGGCTCGTTCTGGGTTCCATGTTGATATGTCTAGATGCCGTGCAAAATGATACTGACTTAAGGCATAGTCCCCGTGAAAGAACAACTCACGGGCTAGGTAGAACTGGTTGCGGTCATCCCTTGGGTCTTCCTCTACAGCCAACTTCAGTAGGGGCAAGTATTGACTGCGAGATTTGGTGCTGTCAGGATAGTGGTGGATTTCTAATCCTGTGACCCAATGTTGTGTTTCACCATCGGTGGGTTTAAGAACTTCATGGACTGGATGTTTCCATGTGTAGCCATGCCGTGAATGGATTTTGTCGCCACCATAAACCAAACCTTCAGACCCGTCGGAGTTCCATGACCAGGTGTATTTATATCGGGGGCGGGTAGTACCTGTGGGGATGGCTTCTAGGGCTTCACGCCAGCCTGGTTGGAGAACTTCATCCATGTCCAAGGCGATGCACATATCTATGTCGTCAGGCAAAGCAGCAAGCGCAGCATTACGGGCAAGGTCAAAACGCCACGGGTTAATAGAGATACGCACAACATTCACACCAAGAGAATCTTTGGCTATTTCAGGGGTGCCATCGGTTGAACCTGTATCTGCAATAAGTATGTAGTCAGCCTCTTTTACTGATTTAGCCCATCGTTTTACAAATTTAACTTCGTTGAGAGCGATTGTGTATACAGCAATTTTCATGGTTGCCCCTTCTAAATGAATTTAATTAGTTGTTCTGCCCATGATACGGATTGGTCCACCAGAAATAGGCGGGTCATTGATTTCAACAGTATTACTTAAAGGCAAAGTTATTTGGTCGGTTAAGTTGCGCAAGTAAGAACGGTAGTTTATCCATTCAGTTTTTTCATTTTCAGACAATGGAGAGTCGGGCATGATTCTCCAATCTGTTTGAGACAGCATTACATTTCTGTGTTGTCGTAAAACAGTAAGAAATTCTTCTGGTGTTTCAGCACATTCTGGAACAAGAGTTTCTTCGTTTTGTTTCATTGGTACACAATCAAGATAAAGAAACATTGTTACACCTTAATAATATAGTTGAGAATAATTGTAGGTTGAACATTTTGAGAACTGCCTGCACCAGCGTTGACATTTGAAATCGTGACATTAGATGTAACTGAGTGGGTGTGTGCTGATTCATTAACATTTGATATCGTCACATTAGATGTAACGCTGTGTGTATGACCCACGCTTGTACCGTTAGTAGTAAACGAATGTGCGTGGTTAACGCTGTTGGCACTTGTTGTTTGTGTGGTGGTAGTTGGGTAGTAACCATTATAGTAGTTACCATAATCAACATTGCCAGTGTATAGATAAACATTACTATCGGTTACTGTATGTGTATGGGTTGTTGAGTTATTGTTCGTTGTACCACCGTGGTTATGGTCAACGCTATGACCGCCGCTAGTAACAGCATTGTTGGTAAGCGTGTTTGCATGTTGGTGAGCAGAGCCTGCACCGCTGGTAACAGCATTGTTGGTAAGCGTGTTTGTATGGCTGTGCGTGTGGAGTCTTTCATCTCCGCCAGTAGCACCAAGTGTTGTGCCTGTAATCCCTGAAGTCCCGCTTGTTAATCGGTTGGCAGCCGTGCCACCCATGTCGTCTTCACCTGCAACGACACGACCACGAAGGTCAGGCAAGTTGAAGGTTGTTGAACCGTCACCCGCACCGTAAGTTGTTGAAACAATTGCAAACAATGCAGAATATGTTGTTCTTGAAACTGCTTGTCCAAAGCAAAGTAGCCAGTCAGTTGGGGCTGAGGCACCTGCAAAAGCGATAACGGAACCTGTTGGAGATGTTGTCGTAGCGCCTGTAGGTCCAGTTGGACCAGTAGCACCAGTAGCACCAGTAGCACCAGTTGGTCCCGCAACAGTAGAGTCAGCACCCGTTGGTCCTGTTGGTCCTGTTGGTCCTGTTGGTCCTGTCGGTCCTGTAACAGTGCTGGCTGCACCTGTTGCCCCTGTGGGTCCAGTTGGACCTGTAGGTCCTGTAACGAACGAGTCGGCACCAGTCGGTCCAGTAGGACCCGTGACAGTACTTGCAGCACCTGTGGCTCCAGTCGGTCCCGTAGGACCTGTAACGGTAGAAGCAGCCCCTGTTGCACCAGTAGGACCAGTGACTCCTTGCGCACCCGTAGGACCAGTCACGGTGGATGCAGCACCAGTAGGTCCAGTAGGACCCGTTGGTCCCGTCACGGTTGAGTTAGCACCAGTAGGACCAGTAGGTCCTGTAGGTCCCGTCACACCTTGCGCACCTGTTGGACCTGTTGGACCTGTTGGACCAGTGACCCCCTGTGCACCTGTCGGTCCAGTCGGACCCGTTACACCTTGAATACCTTGAGGACCTGTAGGACCAGTTGCACCCAACGGTCCAGACTGTGAAGTAGAAACAACAGTAACCGTCCCCGAAGTAATCAACCCTGCGGTTTCAGTTGCTCTTGTAATAAGGATGTTAGTTGTAGCCATTGCTACCTCGTCACATCAGCAAGAACCGTGACTGTACCCGCCAAGATAGTGGAGATAACACCCGAAGCATTTTCCTGCAAATCCCAAAAGTAAAGCCCAGCCGACAAAGCAGCCGAAGAAGTGGAAGACAATACACAGGTAACTTTACCGTTTGCACCATCGGTTACGGTGCAAGTGAATGATGCCTTGATGGTGGTGGAGTCCTGCTGGGTACGAATCTGAGATGTGTAGGTGCGTCCTGTAATGGGAACAGGCGTAGACCCATCTTCCGTGATAGTCACGACGAGGGTCTCTGTATCACCACGGGTGATAATTAGGTCTTGGTCAGCGGGTTGAGCCATACAGCAAAGATTGTAGCATTAAACAACATATCCCGCATCCTTCAATACATCATGGACATTTTCAGAAACAAC